GTCTAAAATTTACCGTACTTGGAATACTGTCTAGCCAGTAGCGCGCCGCCGTTCCAATAGTGGTTTCCGCCCCGGTTAAGACTTTCCGAATAATGGTTCCGACATTGGCTGGGATTTTAAGACAATACTGACCACCAGCAGCAGGATCAGGATCGGCTTCTAGATTTACATTTGCCTGGGCATAGGAGCCATTAAGAAGTCGTGTAACCCGGGTCGCATCAGTCCCGTAACTCGTGAAGTCATCCATCCACTGTAGCAAGACTAACCTCCCAAAGAAGCGAAAATGGCATTCCGGGTCTGTTCGGCAATACCAGAATTTGAAATCGGGGTTGGCGACCCGGCGATGTTGAACACCGTTCCATCGTCTGCGACAGTAATGACGCTGGTGTCTTTCATCCTAACGGCAGTACCGCCAAAGATGCCGAAGTTAAATGCACGTCCCTCGATCCGTTGGAAAGGGGCGGCACCGTCACCAGTCGCCCGCCAGACTTCGATGCTCTTCTCACCTAGTAGCCAGAATTCGTCACCGACTACCCGGACTTGAAGAATTTTATCAGGAAAGCGCTCGGCAGTTGCGAAGTCGAGTGGATTAATGGTGATTTCTTCGGGCTGTATCCAATAAAAACGATCGCTATTAGTTTCGACACAAAGGACATAGTCGTTAAATACGTCTAGTGAGGCGAAAGAAATGTCGTCAGGGGTCACGATGCTCGCTAGAGCAGCAGTCCCATCCGTATATTGCAAAGTAAACCCGTCAGTCACCCATAGAAGGCTTCTAGTAGCACATAGATCAGGGGCATCTGTTCCTTGAATAGTTCCTGAAATTTGTGTAGAAGTAATCGTTCTATCAACGTTCATGTGGTGCTTATAAAGGTCTTCACCTGTTACATGAAATAGATCACCACCGGAGAAGCCAGCCTGCCTAAAAAGGCGACGGCCTGGTCCCGATCCTACATTCAGTATTTCTACTAGAGCCGGACGTTCAATAAGGGCAACTTGTTCCTCTGTATTAGTCTGGTTCTTTTCGAAGAAGCGATTGATTACAGGGACGGCAGGCTCGTCGGCTCGGTTACGAACCCACTGGCCTGTGCCGAGTGGAACACTTATCTCCACGGATAGGCCCTTCCTGCATTGAAGTCAGAAGTATTTGTATCGCCTCGGGCGTAGGGGTCTGAAGAGAACCCTCGGGTATCGAGGTCGGGACGGATTTGCTTCCAGGCATGATATCGAGAACGAAGCTGACTACGACTACGCTTTAGAGCCGCCATAGTCTCACTCGTGAGAGCCTGTCCGTAACGGGGGTTCAGTCTCATAGTTAGCATCGTGATGAAATAGTCATTGAACTCTTGCGGAAAAGGCATAGCATCCGCATACGCTAGGGTCGTGATTTTGACCCAACAACCGAGATCGGCGCGATACATCCATTGTCTGTTATCACTATTTGTGCTCAGAACGAGTGAAGCCGCGTTCTCAATCTTCCGGCCATTGCCGTCAAGGGTGAGATTATAGGTCGCGAGATTACCGGCGACATCTACAAAGCTCAATCGCTGTCCCTCGAAGGGAAATGGATCAAGCTTCAGCGTCTTAGTTCCGGTTAGATTTAGGACCAGGCGGGCGTTATCAGGGATGAACTCCATAGCAAGCGATGACTGGTCGTAGTTGCCGCCGACATTCATGTCATCCAAGGCGTCACCGACTTCATTCCCAATAGACGATAGGATTATGACGTTCAGTCTATTAAGGGCCTCAGTCTGTTGATTAGCATTTGGGCTGTTGCCCATCGGAATAAGATTGCTCTCTCTGTAGGCGTCAGTAATGATGTCAGAAGCTAGGGTCATTCTTATCCCACAAAAATAAGGCAGGGGGACGCCCCGAAGGACAATCCCCCTACCAAGTTAGTTACGCACCGTTGAAGCGGACGATCCGACGACGATCACGGGTATTAGCCGTGAGGGCGCAGTCGAACCGAATGCTATGGGCACCGGTAGCGAAGTCGCTATGCTGCCACATACGGACACTCATGGGCACCTTGCTAAGAGCAACGCGCTTTGCGGTATCCGTCATCGGGGTGATGAGGTCGGCAGTGTTGATAACAATCGCCTGCTTCTGGATAATAAGACGCGGCGTATAAGCCGTGCTTGCAGTACCACGGAACGTGATGACTGCGTTATCAGCCGGAGCGATATTAACCGTCCGGTGAGCAGAGTTGTTATTCGTATCGGCAGTGATGATAGCCGGGAAGTAGCGGAGAGCCGCAACGGCACCCGCGCCGTCCGCAACCTGGTCGCCGACAACACGGAATTCCTGTTGATGGACCTGGATTTGCTGCTTCCGATTGTCCCACGCATAGACGGTCGCGATGGTAAAGACTTCACCATCCTTGATCGTCGCGTTAGCGCCGAAACCATCACAAGCAAGGGTGGCAGTCATATACTGACCCGGAACCGCTGAAGCGGCTACGTCCTTGTAGTTCTTGTTCTGGGCGGCACCATTCACTGCACCGTTGGTGCGAGTACCAGGCGTAAGCGAAGAAAGCTGCTGAGTGAACATCGTCGGGAGACCCGCGATTTCACCATCGAAGCCCTTGCGGAACGCCTGAGTGGACAGGCTATCAGTGGCGGTATAAGCCACAACAGTCGTGCCGAGAGCCTGCTTGTCGTCATAGGACAGGACCATACGAAGGTCGGCGTCATCGACACCCTCCTTCTTAAGGCGGGTATAACCCGTCAGAACATCGGCGTAGGTAGCGACGTTATTACCGGCAGTACCTACCTCATTATTCGCAGCAAGAGCCGCAAAGCCGAGAATGTAGGCATCGATCTGTTCAGCAAGCTGCGTCGCAGCATTCTTCAGCGCAACCGACTTACGGGCATCACCGATATCCTTAATCGCTGCGAAGTCCGACCAGCCCATCGAAGAGCCAAAGACGTCATTCACAGTAAAGGTTTCGGAACCGAAAGTGCTGTCCTGAACGCCAGCAGAGAGGTCATTGACGCCACCACTCGTCCGAGTGACGAGATAACGGGGACCGACCTGCTCACTGACCTTGAGGCCATTGCGCTCATTCATTTCACCGGACATCTGGTTCCATTCAACCAGGTCCGCCGCCAGAAGGTTATTCTGGAACGTCGCCGCGAAGGCGTTGAGGACCAGCCTTGACTGGTCAACAGTATTAGTAGCCATTGACTATCTTTCCTTTAAGTCAATCCTTCGCGGAGAAAACCAAGAAGTGTGTTACTTCTTGTAAAATTCTCTCTCGAAGGCATTCAAATCATGCGTGTCATCAGGCACCGAGAAACGACCACCTTTACCGCGAGTTGCGGTTTCAGGAGGTTTCGAGGCAGTTGACACTTTCTTGGTGTTGCTTTTCTTCTCATCCACCGGGGCCTTGACGAACTTAGCGTCTAGGCGACCAATAGCGAGAGTTGCAGCAGCAGGACCAGAGGCAACGATTTTCTGGGCCTCGCCGATATTTTGAGAGAGGAAATTCATAATCTGTGGACCGTAGTCACAGGACATAATAGTTGCGGCCAGGAATTCGCCGTATTCTGGGTTGATGCCTACAAAAGCTGCTTCCATACTCGCGAGATTTTCGCGGAGATTAGGAATTTCTTCTGTAGCGGCATCGACCTTCTCAAGCCAGGAGTTCTTCAACTCTTCCTGAAAGGCTTCAACTTTCTGCTGTTCTGCAGTTTTGGCAGCAGCGACCTTGTCGGCTTCGCGCTCTTCTTTGAGAGTGAAACGCGTCAATGCCTGAATGTATAGAGGATCGAATTCACCGAGCTTGTAAAGGGGCTCGCCGTCTTCGTCTAGTGCATCAGGCTTTGGTGCTGCTTCCGAAAGCTGCTCACGAAGCGGCTTCGGTTCAGGTTTTGTATCCTCGGTTTTACGAGCCTCAATTTGCTCAAGCCTTTGAAGCAAGGTAGCCTCACGGCGCTCTGCTTCACGAGCCTTCGCAGTCAACTCGTCAATGCGGTCCTGGAAAGACTTCTTCCCCTTCTTAGCGGGCTTCTCCTCTTCAGGATCGTCCTCTTCAGTCGGTTCATCATCCTCAGTAGGCTCTTCAGCCTCCGAGACATCTGTGTCTTCTTCGGTTGCGAGGGCATCGTCCTCGTTCTCAGGAACCTCCTCTTCGTCTTCTACTTCCTTGTCGGGCTCATCGGCAGTCGCCGGTGTGTTACCGAAAAAGGTATTCGAGAAGTTGTCGAGATTGTCCATATCGACAAGATTACTGTTGTCGTCAGTCAAATTGCGTCCTTTCAGACGTTCCCTAGTTGCGGATTATTCAGACGGTTGGGTTGAAGCCGTCGTGTCCGGGGTCTCATAATTTTCTTGATCGAAATCGTGTTGACTTTGATCTAATTCGTGTTCATGTGCTTCGAAGACGACGTGAGCCTGTTGCTCAAGTTTCTTCATGTTGATGTCTTCATCGGTCTTGGCAATGGCGGCATAAGCAGATAGTCGCTCGGTCTCTGCCCGATACTCTTCGATCATGAGTTTCTTCTCTTCGATCTCTGCCTTAATCTTTAGTGTCTGGTTCTCTTGAGTGAGCTTAGCAATAGCGCCTTCGGCCTCTTGCATCTTCTCTTGAACCTGAGCCTGAGCAGCCATGATTTTCTGCATGTCCGGACCCTGTTCACCCATTTCAGCCTTCTCCTTATCGGAGAGAAGCTGCGGCGGAATAGTCTTGCGGAGACGCTCAGAGAGTTCCTCGGCCCCTGGCCATTCCTGAGCCTTGACAACAAGGTCTCCGGCGATCTGCATGAGTTCAGGGAAGACCTGAACAGCCTGCATCATAGCTTCAGCGGCTTCGACACGACGGGTAGTATAAGAGGCACCAGTGGTAATAGCGACGTCATACAACCCGACTGAGAGGTCAGGCGAAGACGGGTCCATCGGATCGTTGATCTTAACGAGTTTCGTGCTTTCATCCTCACCAATTATGCGGACGACGCGAGTTCCATCGTAAATCTGACCGATAAGCTGGTTCATGACATCCCCGGCTTCGAGGATAGCTGCATTACCAGTGTCGTAATAAGTCAGTGAGGCGACATCACCTTCACGCTGACGGGCCATAATTGCTCGACCAGAAGTCTCATTGGACTTGATACCAAGTGAGGCATCATGGATGCCAGTGACATCCTTCATGTCCTGAGAGTTGACCTGAGCCTCATTCAGCAGAGCCATCTGCATCTGAGGAGGATCGACACGCTGGACATTCTGTCCGAAGATTGCTTCATCGTTGAAGACTAGCAAGGGATCACGCGAGAGGTGAGCCTTGCGGATGATGTCTTCCTTACCCTCGACAGCCTCTTCAGTCGCCATCCACTGAGCCTTAGGGGCATAGCCCAACTGCTCGGCAGCGACAGAACGCCAGAAGTTACGGAGACGAACTACGTCCTTCATGTAGCGAACTAGGCCGTGACGGACACGGCGATCACCAATAGATACCGTCCGACCCGCCATACGGATGATCGGGAGACGGTTGAGTTTCCACTCGTAAGGTCCGGCTAGAATTTCATAGCCAGTAACGAGGTGCATCTGGGCGTAGAGACAAGGAGCCAAACGACTACGGATTAGTTTTCCGTGCTGCTGGATTAGCTCGTCATACTTATCACCATCGATGACATGAATAGAACCGTCCTCGAACATTCCGAGGAAACGCTTCCGTTCAATCATCCGCCAGTGTTCTGTGACACGAACGATGCCGTCATCAATCCAACCGGCGGCAGTTAGGTCCTTCTTCTCTGTCTGAGACAGGATAGAGGGGTCGCTCTTTGGCCAGTTCTTCTTGAACTCCTTCGTCGGAATGATATCATCAACGAAGCAGCGAGTGGCATCACGGGCAGTCGGATCAATACTCAGACGATCCCAAACCACCGAGAGGCAGTCATCAATAGCTCCAAGAATGATTTCCTGATCGAATACATCCTCGCTGGTGTATTGAACACCGACGCGAAATGCGCCATCCCCGCACTGAACCATACTCTCGAAAGAGTTGTCATATACGCGGTTGGCACGGGACTTGGTTTCAATCGACCTGATTAGGTCGGCACGGACATCGGCGGTATCCTTGTCACCATTCTCAGCCGGAATGACCTTAACGGCATTCTTGTTCTCCCGCCAGTCACCAACAAGCTGTGCAGTGAACTGAGGGATGGTATTAATAGTTAGACAAGGAAGTCCTTGACGCTGCTGTAGAACGATTGGGTCCCACTGCTCACCGGCAGAAAACTTCTTATCTTCGAGGGCGGCCTTGCGGTTATCGGCATCGGACTGAATATCTAGTTCATAAGTCTCACGGAGGTCTTTGAAGTATTCCTCAATGGTATCAAAACCACTTGGGACATAATTCTTCTCAGGTTTGGTAAACTCCTCACTCTCAAAGGCGAGGCTCTCTACAACCTTTGCGTCGTCTTTTGCCACTATTATCCTGCCATCCAAGAGGTATCGCTTTCACCGCGATATGAATTTTGTTTCTGCTGACCAGTTACATCGATGAGTTTGTAGCCTTCTTCCTGTGGCCGTGCCTTTCGACGTCCAGTTATCCGCTGGAATAGCGAAGTAATTCCCCAGACTAGGGCATCGACACGATCAGGACTGTCGCCGGGATGACGATCACCATCTGCTGTGAACATACACATCTGGTCTTCGAGGTTGTTGAACCTCCCGATGTGATGAATTCTACCCTGTTCATATAGAGCAGCAATTGGTTCGGCTCTGACACGCTTACCGCGTGTAGCTGTTACTAATGTAATAGGAATATTGCGATCTTTAGACCTCAGAACTGCCGAGACCATTTCGCCACCCTGGTTCTTCTCGGCTACAATACGGTCGGCATCGAGTTCATGGTATAGTCGAACAGCAGCCGCTGCCCATTCATCGGGTGTCCCACGAAGGCTGCGGTCAGCGAGAACATACCCACGTTGATTACCATCTGCATCTCGTGCCACTCCTACTGCCACGATACCAGTCTCATCGGCATCCTCTCCGCTTGTGACAGCGGGGTCGATAGCTACAATGATACGGTCGAGTTCAGGGGCCTCTGGTTTTCTATTACCATCGAGCATGTCCCGGTTCCAAAGGGCTCCGGGCATGTCATCAAGGATTTCTCCTTCGAGTTCCTGACGACCTAGCCGAGTATTACCATACCGCTCTTCGACCTGTTTAAGGAAGGGAGCCGCGAGGTTAGAGGCGTTGTCATATGTCCGTCCCCTCGTAGTGTAGCAAGTGCTGTCATTGACAAGCCTGCGGACGACGGGAATAGGACGAGGCGTAGTAGTGACAATCTGTCGAGGATGTATTCCGAGACGGAGACCGAACTGAAGCTGATCCCAAGTCTCTTGGGCGTATCTCCATTTCGCAAGCTCGTCGCACCATGCTAGATCGAACTGAGGTCCACGAAGCTGATCGGGTTCGACGGCGTTGAATAGGATTGCCTGGGCACCATTCGGCCATTCGACCAACCTCTTACTTGGATAATAGTGAGGACGGAAGTCTTTTGGGTGGCAGGCCAGCAATCCTGCCGGTCCTAGAACCATGACGTCACGGGCGTCCGGAGCAGTCTCAGCCACGAGGGCGATATGCTTGCAACGACCCGGAGAGAGGGGAGTGTCGCCACAGACGTTCTGACGGACCCATTCGGCTCCCGTCCTAGTCTTTCCGAAACCGCGTCCTGCGAGAACCAACCATGTAGTCCAGTTCCCTTCAGGCTCCAACTGGTTTGGCCGTGCCCAGAAATCCCAATTATACTTTAGGGCAGCTCGTGCGGCAGGCGTCAAACTAGCTAGATACTCTTCCTGCTCGTCCTTAGGCATATCAGCCAAGATTTGAGCCGGAGAGAGCATTTCATCAGACAATTTTGATTACTTTCTTCTTTGTCATAGCCTTTAGCATCTGCGTAAAGTCCGAAGCCTCTTCGGCGATACGACGTTCTTCGACTTCAATGGCCCCACCGTCTCTGCCGGTGATTTCCTGCCTGTCGATGAATAGGCCCTTGAGCTTAGCGAGGAGTTCGTAACCACGGAGTTTGTCTCCGGCCCTGTTACTTTCCTCATTGATAATGGCGACGATGCCCTGAATGATATAATCTGCGTCAACCGAGAGTATCTTAGCAGCCCTAGAGGCTGTGAGATAATCGATGTAGGCTGAGACACCCTTGTTCTTTAGGAGTTGGCTCGCCTGACGGTCAGGGTAATTGGTAGAATATCCAGCACGAACCGCCGCAGCCGCTCCGTTGAAATCGACGGTGTATTCGTCGCAGAAACGACGCTGACGTGGAGTGAGAGCCAATCCGAGGGCCTCCATGTCCATTGCTTCAAGAGCTTTCCGGACACCAGGGCTTTCAGGTCGTTCAGGATCATATGGATGTTTTGCCATTCTGTATTCCTTGTTGGGGGAGCCTAAAGAGGCCGAGGCTCGACCCCAACTCGGTAGGCAGTTATTTATGACCACCTTTCGAATTCCGTTTGAAGCTTCTGTTAACCTTTGGGGGTTGAACTAGGAGGTTTCGGAAGCTAGAGTTCTTGGTGTTGTTGTCCTTGTGGGCTACGTCTTTGCCGTCACCCTTCTGAACCCTTCCAGCCTTAGCCATTTTAGATCTTGCTGCGTTTCGTTCAGTTCGACGCTCAACCTGTTTGGGCTTGGAGTTGTAATCGGCTTGGGTTTTAGCTCTTGCAGCCTTTGTCTGACCGTGCGTCCTTCCCATTCGATGCTCCATAAACAAACCCTATACAACATTATACCAATTATAGAGACAAAAGTCAAGACAATTCGTTATCGAGTTCTTGGTTTTATAGTTTTGGTAGATGATTTTGGCAAATTTGCCAAAGTTCAGAACCAAGATCGGGGGAAGAGGGGTCGGGGGTAATGGGGGAGACGTAAAATAATCTCCTCTACCCCTTGATTTTTTAAAAATCATCCCTATATCAATAAGAGTAGTATAATGTAATAGAATTGTTACTACAATTATCATGTCTGTAGTATGTTTAAGCATGTTACGCGCGAGAACACCGCAGTTTGGGAGACATCTTCGAGAACCCCGCATATCCTAGGAGGTCAAAAGGCTGATTTTTTTCTATAGTCGTGAGAGTACCCTATCCACCGATAATCTACCCACGGAATTTACCCCTCCCCCCGCCTTCGAGACGACATATCATTCGTGCCAGGTGAGGTCAGCGGGGGCTGTGCGTGTCGCGTGCTCTTGGATCACACTCATTGATGCATTGAACCAGGGTGCGTCTAGGGTTGGGGGCTAGATGGGGTCTAGGAAGCCCGTGGAGGTGTGCTGTAGCGCAAGGATGGGGAGCGGGGCTCATGACAGAGGAGGAACGAGGGGATATGCTGGAGAAGGCCCTAGCAGGCTCTAGCAGGATACGGGAGGGCAAGGATTGGCAAATTTGCCAAGGTTACGAACCCACCTGGTTAGGAACAAAAGGTGAACATGAACCCATTTGGTTAATAACGAACCCATTTGGTTAGCTCCAGGGGGGCTTGTATTAACCAAAGAAGTGTGCATAATAGGAGTATATGGCATGATTGGAACAAAAAGAGAACGATAGGAGAACTACTCGGAACATCGCAAATATCACTCGTTTGGTCGCAAAGGGGGCTAGACCCCTCTATACCATGCGCGTATCAAGGGAGTGCAGAGAAGCGTCCTGGTTTGGCCTCTTCCCTGTCTGGCAAATTTGCCAACGCTCACGGGCGGGAAGCAAGGGCGCCAGTCACCGCTCACGGTTCGCTTTGGATTGTGAGTGTCTTTGACAGTGTGAACCTCTAGCAAACGTGCCGCTCGGTATTACGAGCCGGACGCGAAGAGGCTTGCCTTGTCTTAGGACGGTCTAGCCTTCTCGTCTGGCAAATTTGCCAATGCCGCACGGAAGGAAAGAACGATGAAGAACAAGCCACAGGCGGGAAGCCCGCAGCCGCAGCAGTCCACAAAGACTGTCACGGCGGAACGGCCAGCCCATATCGGCGACGGAACGGAAGCGAGAGGCACGGTCAATAGCCGCGCCAATCAAACCAGGACGCAGCCGGAGCCGGAGGCAGCGGTCGCAGCTATCCACGAGGATACTGCGGCCAAGGTCGTTGCGATGCGCCCCAACAAGGGCAGTCGCAATAACTTTTTCGAGAAGCGCGACGTCGAAATATCCGACGCAATCGCTAACAAGGTTCAGCAGCTTTCGGAAGCGCGGCAGCGTCTCGCCGAAGCGGCGGACCTCTACCGCGAGGGCGACAGCAAGTCTGCCGAAGCGAAGGAAGCCGCCGACAAGGCTTCTATCTTGCTTTATCAGGCCCGTGTCGTCGGAACCGTGTCGGCGGACGAATTGTCCGCTCTCTTGGGCGATCAGTTCGGCTTGAAAGCGAAGCAAAACGGCGAACCGAGCAAAACGCCGCTCGGTCAGGGTGAAGCGATCCGGAAGCGGATTGTCCGCGCCGTTCAAGCCCATGAACACGTCAACGGCGGCGACGGCGGACGTTTCTTTCAGGGTCTTCCTGAAGATGACGTTTCCGACGTTCTAGCCGAGATGGAAAGCGGCGACCTCGGCTTTTGGGCCGCTTACGAGAGGTTCGCGGAAATCAAGCGCGATAACGCAACGAAGGTCAATCCGGCCTTCGATGCGAAGCGGATCGCGGCGATTGCCGAAGCCCTTCAATCGGAAGGTGCCGCGAAGCACTTTCTGAATAACAAGGCGCTCTCGGACGCCTACGTTGCACTCCTCAAGATGATTAACATTATCGGCGAGGAAATTACGGCATTGGACAAGGCAGCCGCCTAGTCCCTTGCCTTGCTAGAGGTTCACCCTGATTTGGTAGGCGCAGTTCCCCTGTCCTGCTGCCTCATTGGGGTGAACCTCTTTAACACTGACCGCCGGATGGGCATTGCTCACTCGGCGGCTTTGTTGCGTCTGCTTTCCAGGGCTAGGAGGTTCACGGTTTGTTCCCCTTTGGCAAATTTGCCAAGGATCGTCATTGCTATCACGGTTTAGATAGGCAGTCGGAAGCGACCCGCTCCCCGAAAGCCCCCCGTTTTCGACTGTCTATCTAAGCCGCGCTAACCTGGGGAGGTTCAAAGTGTCATTAGCTAGGATGTTCTTCAAGTCGTCATCGGTCAGTCGTCAACGGCTAGACAAACCGTGGTATGAACACACAATCCAACATCCTGGGCGGCGCGAGCATATCTATGGCCGCGTTCACTCAATGGATTGCACTTGCGGGGGCTGCAATGGCTAAGCCCCGTTATTCTAGCAATTCTGGCATCTTCGCCAAGCGCGGTGATCCTTGGGTATCTCGTCGAGAAGGCGAGAAAGGTTTCGGAAGGAACCTAGAGACTGAAAACCCTGAACTAGACCAATTCACAAGGGCGAGGAAAGCTGAATCCCGGCCTAAATATGTCGATCCCAAGCCGCAGAAGGCGGAGGCTAGTTTCGCACATAGAAAAGCCAATGCTCTCAGAGTGATGCACAGGGAGATGTCGGAAGCATCTAGGCAAACTATTGTCGTTGATAGTCGAGCAGTAGTCTTCCGGCCATGTCCCGGCTGCCGAACGACTATCTGCATCGCAAAGAGAATGTGCCAGGTGCAGCTTAAGGGGAGCCGGTGAATGTCGCATTGCCTAGAGTGTGAGTTACGTCCGATTGTCTCTTTCGGCGGCGAGGGGCTTTGTGCCCAACACGCAGAGCAGAGGGTGGAGTTTAGCGAGCGGGAAGCCCCGCCGATAGCCTACACTCGGCACGTCGAGATGCACCTTCAAGTCGGAGCATCGACGAGCGGAACGCCAAGGCATTACAAGTAAGGGTAGGTTGGCAAATTTGAGGGAGGGTTGCGTGGATAGGACTATCCTTGAGAACGTCTTGCAGAAGTTTCATGGGTGCACTTACGCATCCATTGATGCAGAGACGACGATCTCGCCTGGCGTCACTAAAATCGAGACCGGGAAGCGTATCATCCTTTTCAAGTCGCCGCATTATGCCGATATGGTGAAGCGGCGGCTGATCGAAGCCGGTAAAAATCCCGACAATTTCGTCATTGGTGAAATGCCTTGGGGACAACGTGTCCCTAATTCACCCCTCATCGAACACAAGGGAAAGACCTATCTCCAAGTCATCGAACTTGCAGCGGGTCAGTCGAGATATTTCCTCCTTGGCATGGAGCAAAACCCTAAGGATTTAGGTCTCCGCCCTAGTCGGACAAACCAGGGCTTGCCCCCGGATGAGGAAGTCATCGTTCGCTGTTACAATCTCGACAGTCTGACACGGATCACTCTGATGGGTGAAACCCTCGTAGGCGACAGTCGCCCGATTGTGGGCGATACAAGGGCAATCCTTCGTCTTAAGATTTAACTAGGTGGCAAGGGGGGCCAACCTCCCCCGACCCCTCTTGTCATCTTTCTCATTTGGCAAATTTGCCAACCAAAGGTTCGGGCACTAGGCACAGCAATGCCCTAGAGCAGCTTCCGTGACTAGCGGCGCGCTGTCTAGTCTGCCCGTAACAGTCCCAATGGTGGGAAACAGGAAAAGGAGCCTGATATGAACAAGACGATTTGGTATGGCGCGAAGGACAATGATGTCCGTTTCGCCGACAGCAAGTTGGTGCTGACCGACCAGGGCATCGACAATGCTCAGTCGTTCACCGTCGAGGGTGAGGTCAGTGGCCTCAAGCTTATCGGCAGCGAACAGCAACAGCACACCGGCGGCGCCGCGACGGCGTAACCTTTCGACCTTTGGGGTGGGTT